GGCCCAGATCAGCGGCTCCAGCCAGTCAACGCTGTCGACAACCACCGTCGAATAGGGGTGGTCCTCGTCGAGCAGGGCGTCGAGCGCCTCGGCGACCTCCGCGTAGCTCGTCGCCAGCGGGAAATGCGGCACCTGGAGCTTGCCGAGACCGTCCTCGGTGAGGACGAACACCGGCGCGTCGGCGGACGCGGCGAAGGTGGATTTGCCGATGCCGGCGACGCCGTGGATCAGCACGCGCGGCGGGCTCAGCACCGTCGAGGTGCGCAGGGATGCGAGCGAGATGGCCATCAGCGCACCTCCTCGCCGAGCAGCAGCCGGAACTTCGGCTTGGCCGTCCGAACCGTGCGCGCGGGCTCGAACTCCTGGCGGATGTCCTTTGGCCAAGCGGTGTATTTCCGCTCGGGCACGCTGAACGCGATATCGACGTACTCGGCGGGATCCGCGCCGTCGGTCCGGATCCGCTCGACCAGTCCCGCGAGCATCGCCTGATCCCAATCGATGCGCTTGGGGAGCTCGGCGACCACGGTGACCTGGCCGTCCTGCAGCCGGACCGTGCCGGTGTCCTTGCCCTCCGCGCGGCGCACCTCCTGCGCCTGGTCGCCGTACTTCAGCGCGATGGCGCCATCGAGCCAGTCGCAGAGGGTCTTCGCGGCGCGCAGCCGCTCGTCGGCGTCCTGCTTCAGGAGCGCCAGCTGGTCGCCCGGCAGAGCGGCGATCTCGCCGACCGGCATGGTGGGAAGGTCGTCGAGGGTGATGCGGTTGGGGATCGTCATGGCCACCCCCTCACGCCAGCTTCACGGCGGGCTTGTCGGCCGTGCTCGAGCAGTGCCGGTTCGCCTCGTAGGCCTCGACATCCTCGAGCCGGTACACGACCCGGCCGCCGATCTTGATGAAGGCGGGGCCCTCACCGGTCCAACGCCAGCGCTCCAGCGTGCGCGGGCTGATCTTCCATCGAGCCGCCAGCTCGACCTGGTTGAGATGCGTGACTGACATCGTCGTCTCCTTCGCGATTGGCCGAATGCCTGCGAAGGACGATGGGGGAAGGCCCAGGAGGGCAGCGGGAGGAGCCAAGGAGGGGAGACGGGAGGAATGTGCTAGGCGACCGAAAAACCAAGCGGGCCACTGCGAAGGACCGCCACCGGGCGCAAGAATGCACCGTCCCGTGGACCATCGCCCGTCCCGGAAAAGTCGACTTTGAACCCATCGGAGAGGTCTGATATCGTCACAGCGTCGGCCGATGGTACGGCACCTGACCGGCAGTGCGGAGTGACTGTGCGGTCGGCGAGAGCGTCCACTTCACTTATTGTCAACCGTCAACTATGTATAAGTGCTCACAACCGTAGAGGAAATCAGTGGCTTACGACCCGCGCAAGGCCGCACAGACTATTGCCTACTTGACCGTGAAAAACGGCCGCAACCCCTTGAACATTCTCAAGGCGGTGAAGCTTGTGTACCTTGCCGACCGGGAGAGCTTGCGCCGTCACGGGTTTCCGATCCAGGACGAACCGCACTACTCTCTGCCACATGGCCCCGTGAACTCGACCACGTACGAGTTCATGAAGGGCGAAGTCCCTCCAGATCGAGCTGCAGGGTGGAGCGAGTTTCTCACCGATCGCTCCAATCATCGGATAGGCTTGAGAGAGCCAGACATTGACCCCGATAGTCTAGATGAGTTGTCGGATGCCGACGTCGAAGTACTAGACGCCATATGGGACCAATTCGGGCATATGGATCAGTGGCAGTTGGTTGATTGGACCCACGATCCGCACAACATCCCCGAATGGGAAGACCCGCAAGGATCGTCGCAACTGATCCCATTGCGCCGCATAATGGACGCACTGGGCATTGAGAACGCCGTTGATCAGGAACAAGTGATACAGGAGAGCCGTCGCGCCTCTTCGTTCCTAAACGCACTCTGATCGCATGCCAGTCAGTGAAAAGGCGGCGCTGTTGATCCCGTCTGGAACTTATCACGAACCAGACAAGAAGCATCTCCATATTGTCTGCTGCGACCCGGATGCCAACGGCCTGGTGGTGATCGTGGGCATTTCGACCTACACGAACGATCTGTGCGATCAAACATGCGTGCTGCAAGCACATGAGCATTCATGGTTGCGCCACCAATCATTTGTTCTTTATCGGAAAGCGGAAATCGTTTCGGCCGCCGCGCTACAAGCTCGTGTTCAATCGGGCGAGGTTCTAGAGCGCGACGAAGTGAATGCACAGACATTCCTGCGCATTAAGAACGGCCTCTGCAATTCTCCGCAGACGAAGCGCAAGATAAAGAGACACCTTGGCTGTTAACTACTTGTAACATTGTCAAGGCTCTACTGGCAACATTGCTTTCGCTGAAGGACTTTAAGGATTGTTGTCGTTTCAAGGACGCTGGCCGCAACCGCTTAAATCCAAAGCGCCACAACTATACAGAAGGCCCTCTTCGCATTCCGAAAACTACGACCTTCTTCAAGCCTCAACCCAGCAGCTCGCGCCGCTTTCGAAGATGACCCGCTTCCAAGCGGGATGTCCCTTGAAGAGCTCGGACAGTCTCCGAACGGTTCGACCACAAGCGGCCGCCTCTAGAACCGCATCCGTCGAGAGCCGGTGTTCCCCCGCGATGAACGCCTCGGCCATCATAAGCACTGCGGCCTTCTGCTTCGTGCCCTTGAACTCAAAGCGTTCACCGTGGACGATCAGGATCGCTCCGTCACCGGAGACCCAAACCGGCCCCTGTTCAGATGGACCCGTCAGCAGCCGTGCCGAGAGGATTTCCGGGTTCGCGGCGATCCCGTCTTCATGATCGACCACATCTTCAAGCGGCACGACCTCGTGGCCTTTGAGTGCCAAGCGGCAAAGCCGCTTTGTCGGATCAAGGGAAATGACTAGCCGCAAGCCTTCGGACGGACGGCGCGCGGCGAGCTGGCGGAACTGGTCGAAGGCCCCTGGAACGCTCAAGCCGCGTACCACCCAGATCCCGACGCGCGCTGTACGGTTCGGTAGGCGCGCAGCCCCGAAATCCAACACCACGCCATCGAGATACGGCACCGGGTCCTTGCCGAGTGAGCAATCGAGCCGGGCGACCACCCGCCGAGCTGCCGCTACCATGTCCAGCGCATAGACCTGGCGGCGGGCGCTCGCCCGTTCGTCGTGCCAGACTGCGTTGCCGAGATGCCCATGATGGCCAGTGATCGGGTGGGCGATGACGGACGTCGGGGTGTCGTCCAAATCGTCCTCGGCAACGACGGACATCGCGCTGCCGCGCTGCACGAGCAGTCCGGCACCAATCAGCGTCTTTCCGGCGCCGCGCATGTGCGCCAGCGCCATGGCCGAAACCCGCGCGTCGCGGGTCCCGGCGATGGACGAGATCAGCCGGCGGGCGGCGAGGTCAATCCTCGAAGAGCTGCAAGTCATCGACCAGGATCCCCCAGCGCCGCAGGTACTTCTCGCCGATCATCTGCTCGGTCGCGGTGCGATCCTTCAGATCGCAGCCATGCGGCCAGGTGATCGTCAGGGCCAGCGTGCGCCGCCTGTCGCCTCCCGGGCGGCGGGCGAGCTTCACGGCGATCTTGGCCCGCGTGACGACGTACCCCTCGCTCAGGGGCGTGCGATCCCCGAACCTTTCCTCTGCCTTCGCCCAAATCGTCTCGTCGGCTCGGGCGGGCTTCTCCAGCGTTACCCGGAAATCACTGTCGTCGATCGGCATCAGGCGCAGCTCGCGCACCTCGATGCCCTCGATCCCGTCCTCCGGATCGACCGGGAAGTCATACGGGTTCAGAAGCACCGAGAGATCGTAGCACCGCAGCGGCAGGCGGTTCTCCTTGAACTCGATGCCGAGGATGTGCGTGACCGTCGCCTTGACGATCTCGCTCCGCGTCGCCTTGTCGTTGGCGATCACCTCGATGCCGCCGGTCGCGGGCTCGTAGGTCACTGCGGCCTCGAACACGGGACGATAGGCCTGCCGGACAAGGGACCCCTTGTCGTCGAAGCGGAGCAGATCGTCGGGCCGTCCCTCGCGGTAGATCGTCACCTGCACGAGGTCGCATTCGTCGCCCTCATGGGTCGTCCTCACCCGTTCGAAGATGTCGACATGAGCATGGGCGGCGCCCGAGAACTCCTTGATGGTGGAGACGAAGGCGTGGCGAGCCGGCGCGTCGCGCTGCACGACGCAGCCGGCGTCGGTCATGTAGCCGGCCCACATCCGACCGCGCCGGCGGTCCTCCGTGAAGCGGACTTCCTCGGCATGACGAAAACGGTCCTGCGCGTTGAGGAACATCCAGAGCGACCGCGCGTGCGGGTTCGCGAGCCCGTCGAGGAAGGCGGGATCCTCGGCCACGCTGTAAATCGCCGCCTGCCCGGGCTCATCGGACAGGCCATGGACGCGCTCGGCGTCGTTGGAGATGCGGTCGCGCTGGACGCGAGACATCTTCTCGATGGCGCCGAGAAGCGGCCCGGACAGATCGGCGTCCGATGCGGGCCAGTCGAATTCGGTGGGCAGGCCAATCTCCGGCCGGTCGAAGTATTCGCGCAGCGCCTCGCCGGGCGTCTTGCGAAGGAAGGCGGACAGTGCAGTCACCGTGATCTCCTTTCTGGCGATTCCATTTATCGGCTGATCTGCTAATCAGCGTATATCGCGCTAGAGGGGAGTCAATCGAAAAAATACGCAATTCCGCGGATTCGCGATCAGCGACCGAAGAGCGAGGCCTGTCCGTGTGCCGAAGTGATCAGGTTCAGCTTCAGCAACCTGATGCGGGCGGCCTCTTCGGAAACCGCGAAACGCTCCATGACCATCTGGATCAGCCGCGCAGCATGCTCCGTCGAAACATGGATATCGCCATGCAGCTCGCGCGGGCTGCAGTAGTCGGAAACGAGGCGACGGACCGGCGTGGCCGGCATCAGCAGCGCGCCGCTGATATAGCCGGCCTGCCACTCCATCCAGTCCGACTGCGGGGCGTCCAGGATATTGTCGCGCTTGGAGATCGCCTTGTTGGCGTTCACGCCGCGCTCGAGCAGATCGCCGTTGGCGAACTTCTGCGCCCAGAGAGGCCCGTGGAACTTCACGTGCCCGAACTCATGAGTCAGCGTGGTGCGGAAGCGATTCTCGCGCCGCTCGTCGGCCGCGATCCGTTCGGAGATTGAGACCTTCGGCCCCCGGTCGGGGAAGAATTCGGTGA